AAATTTGTAGTACACAATTTGGAATTTTTAAAATCGTATTTTTATGATTACTAGAATATTATGTCTTCAGCAACTGCAATATGGGTTAATCCCAATACCAACTTGCATTAAATCGGGAATTGATTTTAAAGATATATCCTTAATTAATTTTTCATATATCGCATCCAGTAATTTTTCTGCGTGCAGTTGGAGTTGCTTATTTTTCTTATTTTTAGCAAATAGGAAAAAATATATGCAAATACCCATTTTCCCTATTTCAATATTCAATTCATTTGTTTCATTTGCAAAAGCAAAGATTTTTTTGTTTATATTTTCCATAATATCATCATTCATATACTTTCTTTCAATACTTTCTTTACCGGTAAAAAGAACCGTTCCAATAGTGAAATATCTTCTGTGACTATTTCCGCTTGTCCCTGCATATTCGGTAGAAATGACAGTTTCTTTTTGTATGTAGTTGTTAAACCGTTAGGGAGACTGATTTCCACAGTATAATTCAACACTTGATTCGTTAGGGATGGTACGAGTGAAATATTTTCTACTATGCCTCGCAGAATACCATATTCATTATCAGGAAAATTATCCAAACGAATATTGACCTTTTGTCCCACTTTCACTTTTCCGGAACGAGCAACAGGCAATGTTGCTTTTCCAATGACAACATAAGCAGAATCTGGAACAATCGTAAACACTTCTTCTCCTGAAGAAACATTTTGATTTGCAACCCAATATTTGGAGAAAGTAACTTTTCCGTTAATTGGTGATTTCAACGCAAAATTTAATTTCCAGTCCTCAATCGCTGTTTTTAGTTGCGAAACCAACGATTGTAATTGAGTTTGCAAACTGTTCAGTCTTTCTATTCCCTGTTCTTCTGCGTCCAATAGCGTTTCTTTCAACTGTCCGATTTGAATTTGCGTATTATTCAGGTTAGTCTGCATGTTTTCGCGCGACGCTCGACTTTGCAAAAAAGCGTTTTCTGTCGTTTCAAATTCCTCGTCAGCCAATACGCCTTTTTTGTGCAATATTGAATCACGATTGTATTGTTTTTGAGCAATCACAAACTGTTCTTCAGTGATTTTTTGCTGATTAAGCAAAGTAGAATATTGTTTTTTGTATTGAGCTATCCGTTCCAACGTCATCGCCTTTTTTTGTGGATAATACAATAATCGCTTGTATTCTGTATATTCAAACAGTGTAGTATAAAAAGTCGTATAAAGTTGTTGCAGTGAACCCAATTCCCAGTTTTTATCCGGTAATGATATTTGATTACTATCTGCGTCAAACTGATCCAGATATTTTTTTAGGCTGATTATTTGTTCTGTTTGTGCCGGATTATCAACCACCGCAAGAAAATCGCCTATTTTTACTTCCTGATTATCGTTAATGTACAATTTCTTTATCTTCCCTGAAGCATGTGCAACAATAGTAGCAGGCGGAGTGGAACCTGTTAGAACAATTTGAGCCGGAATAACATCAGGATATTTGATAATGGCGCTTCCAATCAATAAAATAAAAACGACAACAGCCAAAACGGTAATGCCACATTGTAATATCCATGGAAGAACAGCGCCGAGCACTTCCTGAAATTCTTCGCTACGCAGCTCTATTTTTTCTTCTTTATTCATATCCCCAGCTCCAACTGATTCTTTACCAATTGATAATAAGCTCCTTGTTTTGCCGTCAACTCCTTATGCGTACCTTCCTCTATCACTTTTCCTTTTCCAAGAACGATGATATTATCGGCATTCTGTACAGTGCTCAGCCGGTGAGCCACAATCACTACGGTTTTACCTTGATAAAATTGGTTTAGATTGTCCATGATTATCCGTTCATTATTGGCATCCAACGAATTGGTAGCTTCATCTAAAAACAAAAAGTCGGGATTCTTATAGACAGCTCGTGCTATTAGAAGTCGTTGTCGTTGCCCCTGACTGATACCATTCCCTTCCATTCCAATCTTAGTATTGTATTTCAAAGGGAGTGATTCGATAAATTTACGAATATTAGCAGTTTCAACTGCATGAAGCAAACGTTTTTTATCTATATCTTCATCGCCTGCGGCAATATTAGCGGCGATGGTATCAGAAAAAATAAATCCGTCCTGCATAACAGCTCCGGTTCTTTGTCGCCAAAGATGTGGATTGATTTCATCCAATGAAATATTATCAATGATTATTTTACCTTTTATTGGTGAATAAAATCCTAATAATAATTTGATTATAGTTGTCTTTCCACTTCCGCTTACTCCAACTATGGCTGTTACCTTATTTTGAAGAATTTCTAAATTTAAATTTTCAAGCACATATTCGCGTTCGGCACCATCATAGCTAAAGCTTACATTTTTAAAACATAATGTTTTATTTGACGGAATAGAATCGACTTTATTTTTAATGGTTTGTTCTTCGTCTTCTTTATTATGAATCTCATTCAGTCGTTCCAGACTTATTTTAGCATCTTGTAGTGATTGGGCAAAACCTATAACTTGTCCGATAGGACCGGAAAGTTGTCCAATAATGTAACTGATTGACATCATCATTCCCAAAGTGATATTGCCTTCCACAACTGCTTTTGCCGATAAGAATGAAATAAATAATCCTGTTGTTTGGTTAAAAAAAACAGAGCCGATTTGCTGATATTGTCCCAAAGCTGTTCCTTGAATACTGATTTTGAATAATTTTACCTGAATGCGTTCCCATTTCCAGCGTTGCTGCTTTTCACTGTTATTGAGCTTTATTTCTTGCATACCGGTTACTAATTGAACCAAATTACTCTGATTGGCAGACGCTTGAGCAAATCGCTTGTAATCTAATTTTTTACGGTAACGCATAAATAGTAAAATCCACACTACATACAAGGTGTTACCAATAACAAAAACAGCTAATATCAATAAGTTATAATATGCAAGAATGCAAGCGAAAACAAAAAAATTGAAAAATGAGAATAAAGTAGTCAAAGTTGTTCCGGTCATAAAACTCTTAATCCGTTCGTGATCGCCAATGCGTTGCATGATATCGCCAATATGTTTAGAATCAAAAAAATGCAGAGGCAATTTCATCAGTTTGGTCAGAAAATCGGAAATTAAAGAAATACTGATGCGAGTATTTACATGTAAAGTAATCCAACTTTGAATAAAATTAACAGCCATCTGAGTAATAGATAGTATCAGTTGAGCAATCAGTATCAAAGTTATAAAACTCAAGTTATTATTGCCAATACCCTGATCAACTACTGCCTGTGTAAAAAATGGAAGAATTAGGGAAAAAATACTGCCCAGCAATAATCCAACTACTAATTGAAATAATTGCGATTTGTATGGAAATAAATAATGCAGAAAGTAACCAAGATTCTTCTCTTGTTTTTGCTGGTCGTCTTCGAACTTATAAAAATTAGGAGTAGGTTCCAATAATAAGGCTGTTCCCGTATCTTTTCCTTCAGATTTGGAGCTGACCCAGCATCTCAAAAACTCGTTGAGGCTCATTTCGTATTTTTCTCCAGCGGGATCGGCGATGTACATCCTCATTGTTTTTGCTTGTTTCCCTTTCCCTTGTACCTTGTACAGTACAACAAAATGATTTTGATTCCAATGCAAAATACAGGGTAATTTGACGTCATTTTGCAGTTGTTCGAAACTTATCTTTACGCCTATTGTATGGAACCCAATGCTTTCCGCAGCATCACTAATTCCTAACATGGAAACACCTTCACGGGTGATGAAACTTTTTTCCCGCAGGTTTTGTAATGTATAGCTGCGTCCATAGTACTTGGCTATTATCCTCAAACAAGTAGGACCACAATCCATTGATTCGAGTTGAGTATAATGAGGAAATATTTTCATTCTCTCTCTGGTTTAATTAAATTTAGCTTTGTATAACTCAGCAACAGATATTTTTCTCGACAGCATGGATCTAAATTGGCTGTTTTTTCCTCTGGGATGGCATAAGTGATACAAGCAACTATTTGTGTGATAAATTTTGAATTTGTGCGACTGAAAATGTTCATATATAATCGCCAAAACCAAATGTACAAAAATTTAAAACCAAATGTACAAAAAATATAACTACTGTCGAACTTAGAATTTTAAATTCTTTAAAAAATCATTTCAAGGATAGTTAAGTAGCCATTAATAATTATATACGATCCATTCTAATTGCCTCCTTCTATATTCGGCTCTACAAGCTGATACTTGCCGTTCGATTTCTTGAATTTTCCATCCAAAACGATCTGCAAACTCTTTAATTAACTCATTAGGATACATTGTAAGCATGAATTTTCCTTTTATTGTAGAACATAGCTCCAATAGTTCTGTAAGGCTCTGTTCATTAAACATACCGCTATAATGTCCCATATCACTTCCTACGTATGGTGGGTCAAGAAAATAAAATGCGTTGGAGCAATCATATCGACGTATGATGGAAAAAGCATCATCGCTTTCTATCGTAGAATGCTCGAGTAAATCTTTTAAGTTTTCGGTAAAAATTTCTTTTGCGCAACGCATTTTGCATGGATGCTTGCCTTCTGATTTGTCAAACCCAAAACTGGACGAGAGCTTCCCTGCAAATCCAATTTTGCTTAGGATAAATACCGCCCATGCACGCTGTACGTTACTGAAATAATCTGGATTATTGTAAATATACCATGCATGTTGATATTGATTACGGCTATGCAGGGTTTTGCTAACTTCAACTCGTAGCTCAACAAGGTTGGTAACGATAGTTTTGTAGAAGTTTATTAATTCTCCGTTTAAATCATTGATAACATTTACTTTAGCTGGCTCTTTATTGAAAAAGACTGCCGCTCCACCGGCGAATGGTTCACAGTACAATTCATGTTCCGGGATAAGCGGTCTAATGTGTTTCAACATACCTTGTTTACCGCCATAATAAGTAATTGGTGTTTTTAATTTTACTAATTTTTGTTGGTTCATATTTTGATATTTTCATTAATTTTCATATTTTTGTATTGTCTTACATCCAAATAAAAAGCGTATCAAGGCACAGAGGGCATTATGCCTCCGGTGTGCGTCCTTGATACGCTTTTTGTTTACAAAACAATAGTTTGGAAGTAAGACGTTAAACTATTGCATCGGGGGCTTTTATTGATTAAGCCCTCTTTAAAATTTCATTAAATAAAATCCACAACCGGACAATCATTATCTTTCCATTTCTTACTCAGCGCAATGGGCGTTAATGCCTTCGCTGCTATTGTTGGCATAGGTAAGCCCAATAATCTGGGTATCCCTGAACTTTCATAACAACCGATGAAATTAATTTTGTCACCGCTCGTTTCCAACTCATACATACGAGCAACACGCAAACATAAATCGGCTCTATCATTTGATGCTTTTTGCCATTGATATATCCTACAATATCGCTATACAATTTTGTGTGATTCGATTTTTTGTAAAAGGTATCTTCGGCAATCGCACGAAAATAAATAGGAAGGTCAGAACTCAAATCGATCATCGTATCCAATACCTCGCCAAGCGTTATATTGAATATTTGAGCGCCATGAGCGGCGTACCATTTATTTCTGTACCAGGCAAAACGTAAGTCAAAACTTCTGGCGCCGGCAATATACTGATCATACAAATTTTTTGTCTGGCATTTTGCCATGAAATTAAATGGCTTTAATATCCAATATTTTACCGGATAACTGCTTAATGAATCGTGCGTCGCTAACATATTTATGATTTTAAATATTTAATAGTAAAATATAGAGTACCTACATCTATCGAAGCTACTTGACCATTATGAAGTACAACAGTATTTAGAGAACCATTTGTTCCGAGTAATAATGTTATTACGCCAGCAGCAGTTCGTATATCAGCAGCGCTAATGTAAACTCCTGCAGTCGATACTCCAACTGGAACAGGTCCATACTGTAATATAAAAGGTCTTTCAATCCATGCGACGTATGAGCGTGGATTGATGCCATACGTACTTAAATCTGAGATTACTGTAAGATTTCCTCCACTGACAAGTCCAGCATTGGATGTAAACGATCGCATATAAACAGGTTTGCCATTAAACATTTCCCCTGTTAATTGTTCAGTAGTGGATGCTAAATCAATTGTCCGTATCCCCAATTCAGTTTTAAAATTAGCAAGAGATTTTTTTCTTATATAGCCGTCATTTGCCTGCTCAAAGAAAACACTGCTTGTAGCCTGACTTTCCTCAGGAATACTTGTATTAATATACCCTGTTTCCAAATAACCATTACCATTCGTTCTTACTATTTGGTTTGCAACACTATTTCTTCCGGTTGAAAGATACAACCCCATTATATTAACATTTCCGTTTGCATCACAACCAATTAAAGTAGCTGGTTGTGCATTTGTTCCTGCTGCTATCTGTGCTGCTGTATGTCTTACCCACAAAGCAATAACACCCGTATTGTTCAAACCATTGCCTATTCCATGATAGTTACCTGCTCCATCTACAAAAGATAAAACCGATGCCGCAGACGAATTATTGGGATTTGCCGGTCTGTGCAAGGAACTTCCCGTAGCACTTTTTCCCGTAGAATCAATCCATGAAACACCGGCAAGAGTTGCTAACTTTAATTGACCGGTCAAGGTATCACCCGCCTTAGCTACTCCTCCTATAAGCGCTAAAACAGAAGCTTTAGCTAAATATCCCGAACTTACCCATTGGTCATTAAACACCGCAAAATATCCCGGATTGCTGTTTACATTGTTAAATAGATTTTGGACGGCAGTCTGTGCGCTTGTTCCTCCCGTACCACCTTTTGCTACCGGCAAAGTAAAAAACGCAGGCTCATATACCCCTGCGTGAGCATGGTTGCCTGCAGCCGCATTGGCAGCGCCCGCGCCTATTGTAAGAATTTCCTTTCTTGTCGGAGTTACAATATTTGTTAATCCTGTTTCCGATGTTAATAATGTAAAACTACATGCACCTGACAGTGAGGTTACGCCAGAATATCCTGTAATAATCTTACTAACTACTATCCGTGGATATGCCCAAACATCAGTTGCGACACCTAACAAAATACAGCAATGAGTACCGTCATGCGCCAGTCGAACAGCCTTTGACATAGTGCCGACAATTTGCACAGACATATTATTCCAGCCCGGAGACGAATAATTATAACCGCCAATAATAATTTTTGAAGCGCCTTCTGCACTGTATTGGTAAATATCCAACTCGATACTCATCATCACATTGTTCCAAGTAACCGGTAAAGCAATTTTAATTATCCCTGTAACAGTTGCTACGCTGTTAATATAATAGCCTAAATCTCTGTTCACTACACCACTGCCAGATACTCCTCCAAACAAACTGTTGTAATAAGGCAACTTGGTTGCGAACAAATTAGCGATGTTGTCCAGTATTCTTTGGATTACTACTCGCAATGAATTTGTTCCAGCAGCTAATTGTGTAGCATTGCTCGTCCCTACTGCCGTTGTGACAGGCACAGGTACAGATAGATTACTTCCTGTATCAGTAACCGTACCGGTCGCATTATCATTTCCAGCAACAGTGCGGTTTAATGCACCCTGTTTGCTGTTTGCTACATTAGCGACTTGACGGATTTTTGCCCATATAATCTGAAGTATTGACTGAGTGGCGTTTGAAGCTACTGCCGGAGTTGTAAGGTCTGTTCCTGTTCCAGTATCGGCTGTTAATGAAGCGTTAGCCGGCGCTGCGCCAACATCTGAATAGCTCAAAGTGACAGCGCCCGTTTTTCCGTTCACACTAACTACTGCATCGGTATTGTCAATCTTACCCCATCCTGAACCGGTAGAAACCAGCCAGTCTCCTACTTCAAAAGGTGCGGCAACTCCCGGAAGATTGCCACCTGTGGATGCAAGATAAAATATTCCTTGATTTGCCGCAAATCCAGTTATCGGAGCTGTATCATTTGTTAAAGTAATTGTAACTAAACTGGTTTCCAGTTTGGCTTTTCCGTTGTCTGTCAAAGTTGCTACTCTTGTACCAATATTAACTATACCTCCATATAATAGCTGTCCGAGAAGAAAATCCGGCAAAAAAACCTTTGGAATTTTTATATTCCCGTCCAAAGGAACATATCCACCGGCAATGCCTTTGTTTGATTTGTCTTCTTTTACGTTCTCCGCAGCAGTAATTCGATTGAACAAGTTGGCTAAATTATCTAACATTCTTTGTACTACAACTCTCAATGAATTTGTTCCGGCAGCTAATTGTGTAGCATTACTGGCTCCAGCTGTAGTCGTAACTGGTATAGGGACATTTAAATTATCACCGGTATCAGTAACTGCACCGGTCGCATTATCATTGCCAGAAACCGTTCTGTTAAGGTTATTTTGCTTCGCGTCATAAAGCTCGTTTATAGCAGCAACAATAGTTTTCGCAGTTGTTTTTAACGTGAATAATGCCGCTCCAAACATAGTCCATAGTCGTTTTGCTGATGTAATTTGAGTATCCGTACTGGATGAGTTAGGCTCTGTGGTTTGTATGGTTTCTTTTACCACTTGAAAGATGAACCGTTCATTATCGGTGCGGTTAATGGTTATATAATTTTCGTTTTCAGGAACGGTATTTGACCATGCTGCAAAATAGTTGTAAGCTACCGGTTTTATCTGTCCATCGCCATATTCTCTTTGGACAGTTTCGCAATCCAATTTCAGGTAAACAGGAAAGGAATCATCCTGGTCGCGACCGGCAAAAGGGACGACCTTGAATATTTTGTTGTTTTCGGAATCCAAACCATACAAGCCAACGATACCGGGTTTGATAACATCGCCTTCCACTTCACATCCTGAAATAATGATATTTCCATATTGGGCAAAGAAAGTATCCAACACCTTGAATACTTCGCTTTGTAATTCTGTCAAATCATCGCCCGCCCATCTGCGAACGCCTGTAAATTGCACATGCCGTCTCATTGTATCACAACTTTATAATGTTTATCAATCGCTTTGAATTTTTCTATCTCTATTTTTGTCTTTTCTACATCCGTGCCGGCTGGAACAAATGCTACAAAATCGAATCCGTCTAATATGTTTAATTCGTCTAATAATGGAAGCAATACCGTACTTTCACTCAACAAGCCCACAGATATTAATTGTTCCTCTACGAACAGGGAAATCAAAACAAGCATTTCCGTATAAGTCAAAATAAAAACTGAGGGATGAATTATCATTTTCAAGTAACTTTCCAATACTTTTTTCTGACTGTTCATATTGATCAATCGGCACTGCTGCGACCTCCAGATATCGAAAACGTTGTAAACTGGGAGTAAGTCAATAAGGGATTGCAGAACAAACAAGCGTATTGGCTGCCGCTTATGAGGAGGCAACAATTGCAGGATAAGTCGTAAAAAATTAACATTTAGCTTTCTCATAATATTGAAATTGCTTGATAAGAGATTGTACTGTTTTCGTCATCATAATTGAAATATCCCGCTTCCAACTGGACAGAAATGTCTACTGGCAGAAAGTCTTCATTGGAAGTTCCCTTTCTCAGGAATGAATCCAGTTTAACCGTTATCACCCCATCAACGTTTATCAAATAATCGACAAAACGCTCCGGATACAGTATCCCTCCAAATTGCTGATCCATCTTAAAATCAGACATTGCCTTTTCTGTCCGTTCCTGTATCAATTCAATGGAACAGGCAGGATCGTAAAATACTTGAACCGAATACCGTACTTTATCTGCCTTAGTACTCAGGATCACAGTTTTGCTTCCAAGCGGTTTGCTCTCATTAATGTAATTGGTAAAATTCAGGCGCTCAATATCATTAAAAGGAACGATTGTTCCATTATTACTTTTGGCGACCCGAATGATGATTACGCCATCCTTTTCTTGAACAGCAGCAACAGCGGTAATGCGGGACACCGGATCATCAGTATAATATTTTAAGGTGGCGTCTTTTTCATCAAAAACAAGTTCGTGTCCGTTCTGAAACAAAAAACAAAGTCTCTCATACCATTTCCTTGTACCGGGACGCGAAGTCATCACATTGTCATTCACATCCTTTTTGAAACAGTCAAGTACTAATTCGAAAGTATGAACAGCCATTGCACAGACAGACACCCACAACCGCCACTCCGCGACGCTGGAAGACGATAGTGTAAGTTTACTTTGTAACTTTCCGGTAATGCTTTGTTCTATTTCGTTTATTGTCCTTGCCATGTGGTTATTTGTTCTTTTTGTAATTCCTTTATTATGTTCTTTTTCATCATCAGACTTTTTTCATCGATTATTAACTTACTCCCTGCTACAACCGGCAAGTCGAAATGAAAATCCGAAACATCCATATTGTTACTTTTGGCATCATTCCTTATATCCGGATTGAATGACAGAATTTCACGGACTGCTTCTACCGTGCCATAATACTGTACAGCAATATCGTAAACTGTCTGATTGTTTTCAGTCTGTATTGTTTTCATATCAATAATTTGCATCAATATGATTCACAGACAACCTTTTAACCGTCATGCCGTCACGGGCAAATTCTTTCCGGACGGAACGGAAAAAAGAATCTGGATTTTCCTCATTTACGTAACTCATTGCATCTACACCAATCAAGGGGAATGATTTAAAATGTCCCTTTCCGGCGAGCAGTATGTCCCGCTGATGTTGCTCTGTACTTTCCACATAGAGTAAATCATCATTATCCCATGCAATATCTCCGTCCAATGCCTGCAGCTTAATATCAATCATTACGAAATAGTGTAATTAAACGTACCGGTTACCGGTCCTTGCGGGCTGGTTAATCCTGCCGAATAAGTTAATTCCATACTTTTAATTGCGTTGATTACTGCGTCGGCAATCGTGTTCGCCAACGTATCCAATGCCCCATCACGGTCGTCATCATCTTGATTCATCACCGATGTAAACGCCGATTTTATTTCACTCTGGATTGTCGATTTTACTAATGCCATATTTCAATTCTCTAAATAGTTTTCCAAGTCCTGTTGTATTTGCTGAAAACTTGCCACGTTTATGGGAATACCCGAAGGACCTACACCCGTTGGAACAGTCAATTGTTTCAACGCTGTTAAGAGGTCGTTTAAAGTCTTTTTAAGTCCGAAATCGGATTGTGTAACTGTAAAACCGGATTGTGTAATTTTGAATGTGGTTTTGTCGGAAAGTATAGACACGGTTTCCTTATCAATGCTCATACTCATTTTATCACCGCAGGTAAATAAAATCCTGTCTATTTCGGAAAACAAATCCACAAAAAAACGATCGCTGCCGGCAATGCGCGAAACTAAAACCGTACTGTTAACAACAGGAATCAAAACAAATCCTTTCAAATCGGAATTTTCCACAGAATAAAGCAATACATCTTCATAATCAATCTCTCCGATTTGTACCGTACAAGTCCGTTTATTTTCATCCACTGATTGTACAATTCCATAAAGCGAAGAGCCGGAAGCCTCCCGTAGTCTGCCATCAAGTTTCTTTCTCAACAAATCCGTTGCCTTATTCATATTCGTAATTAAATTTTAAGTCCTATTTCAACTGTTCGCCTGGCGCCACTCCGTCCGTAATTCACTGCAACACTTTCCACATAATATCTTCCATCCCGCTCGTTATACACTTCATCCCGCAACTCTGCCAACATGGCCGGAGCTGCAAATGGAAACAAAAAAGTTTCTATCCTTCCTGAATATCCATCATAACAGTGCCGTTTCAGTTCAGCGTTTGCCAATACTGCCAATTCGTTTTTGTCCTGCACATCATAAAAATAAACAGTTTTTTCCGTTCCGTCCGATGCGCCGATTTTCGCTTCCACTTTTGTCCCGTCACGGTAAATACAAACCGCTTTGATTTTCAGTTTTACATCTTCTGCTAATTGATATTTCAAATCATCATCCTTGATGACATTTTTTCTGAGCATATAATTTACCGTATCGCCCACCACTTTAAAAGGTTCACAGACATACACTTTTCCGTCAGTATCAAAGAAGATGCTTAGCCCGTAATCTTTCCCCAGTTTTCCCAAAACCCACGAAACAGGTTTGTTATCCACTTGAAACTGACTTAATGTCAAAGTAGCGCAATATCCAATATTCAAACCACATTTTTTCAAAACTTCTTCAAGAGTGGTTCTGCCGGATAGAGCGATACTTTGCTTGCGTGTCAAATAAAAAGCATCTTCACAAACAATTTCGAGCGGCGTTTTCAAATTCAGCTGTTTTACATAGCCATTAAATTCCATGTTATAATCGCCATCATAACCCAGTTCAATCGAAACCGGATCTCCAGCTTTAATCGCTTTGGCCGTTTCAATCTCCGTCGGAGGCATACCGCTAAACTGAAGCATTGCCGTAACCGGAACCTTAATCACTGCTGCAGCTCCCATCTTGTATATGGAGCGCTCTATATGCACATCATGTACACCTCGAAACAACATCCCGCCAATACTAATTCGACTACAAAGCACGTACAGCATAATCCTCAGTTTTCAATTATTAATTCAAAAGGTTTATCCGTTACACACTCGATTTTCACGATTTGCCCGTCTTCTACACCCGGAGTGGACGGAAAGCTAATATCCGTTATTACTACTTTATCGCCGTCATCAAAAATCAAATCCGTAAGTGCCGATACTAATTCTACCGATTGATTAACATTAAACAGTTCTCTAATTTCCGTAATGGCATCTTCGGGGTAAGTTCCGTCGGTTGATTGAACATAACTGGCAATCGAAACTTTATAATCGTCAATATTAATCAATTCCTTAACACTGCCTTTACGTCCGACCATCGGCGTTTCAATAATTGTTTTCTTTCCGGTAATGCTTAATACGGCTTCCGGCATTTCATATTCTTTTTCGTCGGTAATAAAAGTGACCGGCATAAAATACCACCGGCCAAGGTGATCCTTTTTGTATAACCGTGATCCTTTATTGGTAAATTCCTGTTGTGGCTGCCCCTGTGGCAGTCCTTCATATTCCGGTTGCTTTCCTCCCTTCGACATTAGCATACCAAAGAAAGCCCCCGGATAAGGCAAGCCCTTATAACCGATATAACTCAGTAATATTTTCCCGATGTCAAACTTAGGAGCCATAATCATCCAATACATCCATTAATACTTTTTCCACTTCGCTTCTGATTTGTTCATATCCCTTACTGTCTGCATTTGCGATATGAATAACTACCTGGTCGCAAAAACGGTCAATTTGATTATTTCTGCCCTTGCTTTCAGTAATTGTATTTTGACTGTCATCGGTAGTTTCACCCAATTCAAAAAGAGAAATGGATTGAGGAATTGTCACATTGGCAACCGGCTGCGGCACGCTGATATTGGTAATCGCTTCCGGTAATGCAACGTTAACAGCCGGCTGCGGTACATTAATATTTGTTACCGGCTGCGGCACGCTGATATTGGTAATCGCTTCCGGTAATGCAACGTTGACAGCCGGCTGTGGTAGATTGATATTTGTTACCGGCTGCGGCACGCTGATATTGGTAATCACTTCCGGTAATGTAACGTTGACAGCGGACTGCGGTACATTGATATTTGTTACCGGCTGCGGCACGCTGATATTGGTAATCGCTTCCGGTAATGCAACGTTGACAGCGGGCTGCGGCACATTGATATTTGTTACCGGCTGCGGCACGCTGATATTGGTAATCGCTTCCGGTAATGCAACGTTAACAGCCGGCTGCGGGACATTAATATTTGTTACCGGTTCTGGCACATTGATATTGGTAATCGCTTCCGGTAATGTAACGTTGACGGCAGGCTCCGGCACACTGATATTTGTTACTGGTTCCGGCAATGTAACATTAACAACCGGTTTTGGAACACTATTATTTGATTTTGGAAATAAAGCCAACGCCGAAGATGACCAATCGACAATTTTAACCGGAACGGGATTCTTATCTTTTTCCTGTACATATTCTGTTTTGGCAGCGTCAAATTCTTTTTCTTTTATCGGACTGCCCGGAATCGCTGCTGCCATATTGGTAGACAGCATAGCTGGAATCGCAACCGCGGCGACTGCTTTGGTTGCCAAAGAAGCCAAACGTACCGGATTTAATTTGGATACAATTGCCGAATAGGCGCTGCTGCCTTTCAAGTCGAGGACGGGATTACCAAGATCAATTTTTTCATTTGTGTTTTTCTCGTCTTTTCCTTTTTGGGTATTGACAACCGGATCAATAAATTGATTAAATGGAGCATTCGTAAAGTCGGTTAACTTATCTGTTTTTTTCTCTTTTTTTGTTTCGTCTTTTTTCCATGACAACTCCCATGTCAGAGAATCTTTTGTTTTTTCGGTTAAATCTTTAATTTTCTTCGCTCCGTCAGTAATTGCCTGTTTCCGTTTCTCTACATCATCACTGATTTGGCTGATCATCTTTTGATTTTCGTTGGAATCGCCCAAGCCAACAGCTTCCTTGAATTTATACCAGCCAAGTCTGATAGTATCCAATCCCATCATAAAGCCATTGGTCAGCAGGTTCCAACGAAATTTAAATGATTCACAAAATAACTCCCACAGATTTTTTGCAAAATTGACTATTACATCCCATTGCTTCCCCCATCCCTGTACTTTGGTAACACACATAACAATTAATCCTACCAAAACGGCGATTCCGGCAACTATCCATGTGAGAGGATTTGCCCAAAATGCAGCATTCAACGCCCATTGCGCTGCCGTCAGAAGCCATGTCTTACCGGCAACAATACCGTCCCACATCGCCGTTGCCGCTGCAGCAATATTGTGGGTGTTAAGGGCGATAGTCGTTGCTGCAATAGCTGCTGTTAATCCCCATATTATAGGATTTCCCGTATTGAGGGCGTCCCACCACCAAAAGAACAGTTTAACAATACCTTTCAAAGTTTTGAATACACCTTTCAAAGCAAAAGAAACCGCAGCGGTTATTTTATTCAAAAAGATGGACAGGGCTTCTCCGTTCTGTTCAAACCATCCAACCAACTTCTCAAACAATGCGCTTATGGATTCAATAACAGGGGAAAGGGTGGTGCGGAAACCCACAGCTACTTTACCGACCCGTTCCATCAGTTCGCCCATTTCATTTTCGTGCTGTTTCCATTTCCCTTCCGGCGTGGCAGCCAATGCTGCATTAACGCCTCCGACAGAATCTGCGATTACCTGAGTCAAGACTGTAGCCCGCTCGGTTTCCTTCCCGTATTTCAGTATTCTTTCCTGCGCTTCTGTAAACTTGTACCCATAGCGGCTCAGCGCCCCTGTTTGCCCGTCCATCACCTTACCCATCATGGATGCAATATTTTGCGCCTGTTCCTGTGTAGCATTCAGTCCATACTGCTGTGCCAGCATATCATTCATAGCCGGCAATAATTTTTCGAGACTGTCCCTGCGGCTAAGATAAGTAGAAAGTTCCTGTGCTCCGGCGGTTTGAGCAGCTGCATCAACTACGCCCAATTTTTGCTGTGCAGAAGTCAAGTCAAGGACTGACCGTACATCCGCATCCCTTGCATTCATCGTATTGCGCATGATTGCAGATAACCTTGTTTCTGCAGCAGCCCGCTGGTTCCACGCCTCAATACCCGAACTGACTGCTTGCGTCAGCTTGGCAATGCCGGCGGTAACCAGTACAATAGGGTTGGTAATCAGCTTCAATGCAGGGATAGCAGAAGTCAGTTCGTTTGTCCATTTCCTTATTCCGCTACCGCTTTGATTGTTCAACCGGTCAATGTTCCCGTTCAGTTTTTGAATTTCGGTATTGTACTTCCGTATCAGGGTGGTATTGGAGGCGGGTATCAATTCCTTTTCTGTCTGCAGAAGGTCTATTTTTTGCTTCAAAGAAAAAATACTGCCACCCAAATCACCTGTAGTTCCCTGTAATTCCTTTTGCTTTTTACTCATGGTCTCCAAACACGATACAACAGTGCCGCTCGTCCCAATGATTTTGTTCATCGTACCGCTCATCTTGTCTTGCAGACTGATAATATATTCGTAGGAAGAAGCCACTTTTAGTTGAGAATTAAGAGTTGAGGGTTAATAAATTTCCAAAGCACATTGGCACATTATCTGAACAGTTTGCTTAATTGATAAATGTGCCGGGATTCCAGCCATAAGGACATGCGTAAATTGTGTCCCCAGGTTTCGTCGGACAATTCATCCGGATCAATGTGGAGCCAGGCTTGAATAATGGCATCCGTTTTAAATAGCCACCCGACCTCATTTTCAAGCCCAGTCCCCTCTATAACTTTTTTAACTCCCCCTCCGCAATTTCAACCAAATCCGCCAGTTTGCCAGAAATACCAAGGAAGTATTTGTCTTCCATTTTAATGGCTTCGTCACCGTCTAACCAGCAGTTATTCAACAGGATTTCGTTGTACTTGAGCGGATCATTTTTGCCAATCACAGCGGCAGCAGAAAGCGCTTTGCGCTCTGGAGTGCGCAGATAACACGTTTTACCATCTTCGGTTTCATAAACGAAAACACCTTTCGGGTACTTCCCTTTCCACCCTGTAATCTTTTGTTCCAAATCTTTTTTATCCATTTTTAAAATGCTTTTAATTATTAATTAAATCACCAAAGTCCCCTTTAGGAGATTTAGTGGTTTATACGATGTCATTCTCAATATCCAACGCTACGAAAGGCATGGCATGTTCGCTTTGCAAATCTCCTTCTTTCATGCCTTTGGGCATCTCGGAAAAAGAAGCACAGGTAATCTTATCCGTGGTTATAATACTATTGTCACCTATGTAGGCAACGATAATATCTACATCTACATCCAAAATATCCTTGTGACCTCCCGCCTGTGCAGCCTTGTTCAACGCAATCACTTCACTTTGCATCAGCGTAAGCGTTCCTTCATACTCACGTTTGCCATGTTGTATGGACTTGGGTTCTCTTCCTGCACCAAAACGCGCTTCTTTGGCTTTTTTCGTCTTGTATTCAATACCGGTAATACCGATTACCGGACGTCCCAATACGACTACCGTAATATCGCCCCAAGCATATTCCTTGTTATTAATCCTTACCATAAGTTACTAATTCATAATTTATAATTATTTTTTCAGCGCTGGATTTTCAAAGCCAAGCGACACACTGATTTCCCGTAAAATTCCGGTTGGAACAATTCTGCAGACAACATCCATCCGTGACGATGACAAAATATTTTGGTCGGGATTAATAGAAGTGTCAAAACTGCTGATTTCATTTTGCATCGCAATTGCTACGGCGTTTTCTATGCGTCCTTCAAAATACTTGCACAATTCGGGTGAAACCTTACCATTCTTATCCACCTGTACATTGTCGTTGATTTCATCAATGTAGGCAATATAGGCTTGGATAATCGCTTTGTCTATTACGCGTCCCAAATTCAAGTTACTGTAATCGTCCGTCAGCGGAGCCGCCATCGGATCATCATTTAAATAATAGCCATTTTTAGCAATAAATGTCCGGTAGAAAATATAACCGGCATCATTTAATGATTCGGCTAATCCCGTTTTTTCTTCTACGGTACTACCATCAGATAGATAAGCATTACCCGATTGTATAACTCCTGTTTTTACCCGTGCAATGGATTGATTTACAGGGATAGTTGCTGCACGTCCCAAGACCTGACCGATAGCCAGTGAAGTAAAATCATCAAATTTTGCATCAGCCGCCAAAACAAAGCTTACTCTGTTAAAAGAAGCTTCCCGTGGTGAAAACAGATTGTCGGTTGTTCCATCCCACAGGATCGCAGGCACAAACACGCGGAAAGGATTCACCTGACTTGTGTAACTGGAGGCAACGTTTTGGGCATTATCTGCTGCCATAACAGCATCCTGATCTATACCGGTGTCTGAAACATTTGCTAAGTAACCTTTTACGGGTATCCGGTTGATACCAACCAGACGTATCCGGCGTTTACCATAATCTATCAACCGGCGTAAAGCAGAAGTCTCATCCGTTCCACACATTGCTGTCAGCGTGGTCGCAGGGGCAACCACAATCAGGTACAACTCCGCACCGTCGCCCACCTGCTTGTAAAAAGCAGATACATCTTTCATCAAAAGCGGATTGTTTTCTTCCGTTACACCCCGATTGGTCAAATCGCGGAGCGATGCCAATTGATATACCGTGTTTAATTCCATGTTGCCCTCCGGCGTTCCGGTAAGAATCAATCCGGCAACGCCGTCGGCAGAAGCTACCGCCCTACCGATGGCGCCATTTTCAAGTTTAATAATTACATTCGGTAACATGATCTTTACAATTTAACCGTTTGTACTTCTTTGTTTGCATCTGCTTTCTTCTGGTGCATTTTAGCCAAAGCTAAATCTTTGCCAAGAAAAACCTGATAATCGGACGTTACATGAAAAGTCTTTTCATTGGGGTAAGACTTTTTGTAGGAAGCAATCAATACGGACATTTTCGTATTCGTCGACTTGCCCTGTTTTTCCTGTTCCGGACTTTGTCCGGCAGAATTTTGATTTTTATCTTTTTCTTCTGCCATGATAATTTATTTTTGAAAAATTTTGAATTTTAAATAAAGAATACTGGTAACGGGCAGGATTATCATAAGAAGATTAGCGATCCATAATCGCACCTTTTGCCATCGGGTAAGATAGTTTACGTAAATATATTTCGTTGTTTTTTCCTTATTATCCGTCTGCTTTTCCCTGTACCGGTCTTTTAATGTTAAATAAATATGCATAGAGTCCGCGTATGAAATTGCGGTTAAAACATTATTATCCACATTGATTTGTGGAGGTTTTAACCGATCTCCCGTTTGGTAATCCAGCAAGTTTTTGATATGTACCTGCCCAATACTGTCACACTCCAGCAGCGCCTGAATTAGCGCTCTGTCCTGCTGTACCATTACCATTGTGTCCCTGAGAGTTTCCGTGACGACTTCGATGGTTGTTTTTTCCTCTGCCTTCATGATTTCCTTCCGACTTTTGCAACTCATCATATACAGGACACTGATTGCGATAAGTACAAAGGTCAATACGTTTAATTGCATGCTCCAGCCGATCGACTGATTTTCGTGTTTTTTCAATTTCATCTTTGAGTTCATTTATTAATTTTTTTTGATTCTCTACCACTTCGGCATTTGCCTTTTTTACCAAATCGACCATCTCGTCGGCGCTCTTAATCAGAAGCGATGTGTTTTCGATTTCCTTTGCATACACTTCAGCTTTCTTTGCCCTGCGAGCGTAAAACGTGGATACGATTATACCTGCCAAGACAGAGATAGCCGACACAACGCTGTTATAGTCAATGCCCATTCCCTGTAATTTTATTTTCCGCTATAAATTGCGCCAACGTACTTGTTGCGGATGGAATAAGCCGTAAAACGCTGCTGGAAACCAATCACGTCTCCACGCTGTTCGGGGTCTTTGTACTTGGCAAAAACTTCCGTATCTCCCATGGCACGCATCACTTCCTTATCGCAATATACAAGCGTAGCCTGCGTATCGTCCGTTCCCGGAGCCGAACCGTAAGCCTTTTTCTGTCCTGTCGTAGTGTCGAAATAAGGCAAGCCGCTGAAAGTAAAAATGGAAAAAGAGAACAGTTTGCTGGACGATATCACCTCTTTGTAGAGTTTGATGTCCTCTTTGCGCAGATCGGACAAATGTACGGCATTTAACACCGCAACCAAAGTATTCATATCCACATCCAAAGCGCGGAATTTGGCTTCCATGTCTAAAAAGTCCTCAAAAGATACTTTTTTCACTCCAAAGGAATTGACGCTTCCACTGGACGCAATGACCGGAGTAAATTCACCGTTTTGCGTCGGACACCAGTTGTGGGCAGCAAAAGTGGAAATCTTTTTGACCATTGCGTTCCGGTGTGAACGAACAACGCTTTCCATTTTTGCGTAAGCAGATTCTTTTTCTTCAATGTTACGCACTACCGTGTTCTTGGTGTCGAACGTATGCAGCAACAATTCTTTGGGAATATCATCGCGCTGGGAAGTCGGAACAGGGTAAGTATCGTTGTCAATCAATACTTCCGGATCAACACCGGCTTCCGCCAAGTTCAATTTATTGTACTCTACAAACTCGGTCATGTCCACCGAGTGGGAAAGAAAAGAGGTATCCGGTACCATTCCTTCCATAATCAGGCTGAGCCATAATTCTTTTGCTATTCCTGCCATATTCAAAAAATTTAAAAGTTATTTCCTGTTTGCAATTTGGGTGTAAACCTCCGGAGATTCCAATTTCAGCTTGTTTAATCCCGTCATGTCGTTTTTCATCCATTGCAGTAGCGTCCAGTTTTCACGTTCTTTTGGAATGTTATTCCCACCGGCAACACTTTGCATTTGTGCTGCAAGGGACTGTTTTTCCGGTATGCCGTCTAAAGTTGATTTCGTGGTTTCAAAATCTACTAAAGCCAGCTTTACAAAAATTTCCTTTTTGTCTGCTGTAATCTTACCGGCTTTCACAGCCAAGTCCACCATGTTTTCCGCCTGCTTTTTCAAAGCGTCGGCGGTTTTTTGTTTTTCCGCAGCAAGATCGGCTGTCAATTGCGCCTCTTTTGCCTTCAATGCAATCACAGCTGCACTGATGGCAGCTCCATCCGCATCTTCCTTAATACCTAATGCCACAAGGGCTTCGGCAGTTAATTTAATTTCATTCATCTTTGCCTTTTTAATGATTGTTTGATTTTCCCTTGAAACAGACAGCCGGATAATATTCTCAATATGAAGACGAACGCTATCATCACTGACTAATTGATGATTGATGTCATACACCTTGAGCGTTAATGCACCCGCGTTGGAAGGTAAAGCTACAGTGGAACCTTCAAACAGTTCCCATTCGGTTACAAAAATTTCCAATTCTTTCGTTGCGGGATTCTCCCGCCATTCGGCACTTAAAATAACAATACCGGGAGATGCACCCTTTAAGTAACCTCTTTCTACTTTTCCTTTGATTTTCATTGCTTCCGGATCGCCTTCGTCAAACTCCGGAGTAGCCACAAGCAAAGAACCTTCCGTTTTTAAATCTAACCACTTCCCTGTCAATTGAGTTAAATCGTGGTTGTTAAGCATTACCGGATTTTCCCGAAAACGGTCAAACCGTCCACCGGCATTCATCAGGTAAAACCCGTGCGAGTTTTTCTTCGTTTCGTCATTGAGTACAAATACGTTCATCCCGTTTCGTTTTTCAGCACAAAAATCTACCTTATCAATCGCCTACACAAAAAAAGTGTAATAGTATGACACTTTTTTTTAATATAAAGGTCAGCAAAACCAACTTTGCATAAAAAAATAATGGTAAAAAAGCCCAAACACAAATTGTATGACGACGCGGAAACCCTGTTCGTAGAACAGGGACTGACCTGTAACGCTATCTGCGAACAGTTGAATATCACGGAAGCAACCCTCTCCAAGTGGCGTGGGCAAATGAATTGGGACAAACGCCGTGAGAATTTTCTTTCTTCGCCCGGTAAAATACGCCAACTCCTGCAGCAGGAATTGAAAACGGTAGTGGAAGGAAACAAAACGAAGGTGGACACGGATGCCTTGAGCAAAATTGCTAAAACGCTGCAATATTTTGATGGACGGGTATCGCTGCCGGTCATCGTATCTGTATTCAAAGAATTTGACGAGTGGGTGGTCGGAGTTGACCCGGAAACAGCGGTAAAATTTACCGAATATCATAAATCATTTTTAAATCATCGTGCTAAATTGGATTCTCTGAAATGAGTGAGATTATCGACAAAAGATTCCAAAGGACACTTAACAATTACGACGAGCATTGTCGCCGGATTGCTAAAGCAACGGTTATTAATATTAACGAATCGTTGACCGATAAACTCAGCCGGATTAGAAATCTGGAAAGTGATTATGTTCGATGGTTTGAATACTATTTCCCAACTTATGCCAAATCCCCATGCGCCTGGTTTCATAAAGATTTTGCCGAAAGAATAATCAATCATAATGAAATCTACGAACAGTTGGAAATTTATCGTTCCGGAGCCAAGTCTGTACATGTGGATATGGGAATACCCTTATACCTAATGTACACAGGACGTATGAAATATATGTTGTTGATTGGTGAAACCGAGCGCAAAGCACAAAAACTGCTTTCGGCATCTCAGGCGCAATTACAGTTTAATAAGCGTCTGGAAAATGATTATGGCTTACGCTACAAATACGGCGACTGGGCAGAAGGTGAATTTCTGACCGCTGACGGAGTGCGATTCATGGCCCTGGGGTTTGGACAAAATCCTCGTGGCGTCCGAGAAGAAGACCAACGCCCTGATTACATCGTAGTCGATGACGTGGACAACCGGCGCCATGTAAACAACGATCGTCTGATGCGTGAAGGCGTCGAGTGGATATTTGAAGACCTGATGGGCTGCTTTAACGAAGCCGATGGAGCAACCAAACGCTTTGTGTATGCCAATAATAATTTTCATAAAAACAGTATCACAAACCGGCTAAAAGTACAATTTAAAACGCTGGCTACGAAAGCTCACAACGAAAGACAAAAATCCATCTATCATACATTGACCGTTCGTGCCGTTAAAGACTTTAATACCTTTGAACCCAACTGGCCGGGAAAAACATCCGCTGCTTACTGGCGGGCTAAGTTTGCTAACACGCCTTACCGCTCTTTTATGCGCGAGTACATGCACGTACATATCGAAGATGGTACGGTATTCCAATACGATGATATGCAGTGGAAAAAGATGCTGTCCTTGGGCGAATACGATGCCCTTTGTTTTTACGGCGACTTGTCCTATAAAACCAATGCCTGCCATAAAGGCATGATACTGATGGGAAAGAAAGGACGGGAATTTCATGTTATACATGTTTTTCTTCGACAGAAATCCCGGACAACACTGGTTAAATGGCTTTATGACTTATACGAAGATCAGCTGCAGCATTGCAAGAAAATCCGTTATTGGATTGAAGGACTTTTTGCAATGGATGAGTTTGTCAATGACTTTGACGCCGAAGGTGATGAGCGAGGCTATTACGTGCCGGTACGAGCAGATAAGCGCCCTAAAGGCGATAAATATGACCGAATAGAAGCAACACAGTCTTTTTTTGAACGCCGTAATGTCTGGTTTAACATCGACGAAAAGGAATCGCCTGATCAAATTGAGCTGATTGACCAATATCTGGCATTTGAAAAAGGTGGTAACGCTCCAGTGGACGGACCCGATGCCGCCGAAGGCTGTTTTACCAAATTAAATACCGTGTACCGAAAGCAAAATACAAAATTTATAGTACATAACAATAGTTCGTTATAAAATAGTATAATGGATTAAAAATGAGAAAAATAGTTGAAAAATAAGTGTTAAAATATTTGGATAACTGAC